GTCGCAGAAACAATAACACCGGAATATTAGAAAACAAAACAGATGGCGGTAGCGGTAGTACTCAGATTATGTTCACTACAGAAATAAGGAAGAAGTTTTCCCAAGCTAAAATAGGAAATATGCATAGTAGAGGATATAAACACACAGATAATCATAATACGAAAATAGGATTATCAAATAAAGGAAAAGTACGCAATATTAAACAGACTTGCCCTCATTGTTTAAAGATTGTCGATGTAAGCAATTATGCTAGATGGCATGGAATAAAATGTAAAGCATTACAATCAAGACTTACTTCGTAAGTCTATCTATTTCGCTAACGCTCATAGATATTATTCTTAAAAGCAGTTAATAGTATTCATCCAGATCAATTTGGTCACTCTTTGCCCAGGGCGGGCAAAAAATATAATGAGCTTCATCCGAGTCGCATCAGTCACTGATATTAGAGCATTACAGAGGCGGTTGTCCTGTACCTCGAGCTCCGTTCTTATACAACGGCGGGTTAATTTACATATATCAGCATGTAGTTAACCGTGTGCGATCGCTCGCACGTCTTTCTAGCCTGGTTATCCTATTCAAACAACTAAATCGCGGCATTTGCGATCTTCATCCCGAAGGGTAGTAGTTGAGTGCTCGCAGCAGCGGCGAGTCTTCCATCCCTGTGTCTATTTCAACCAGGTCTAGGGCACACGATATTAGCTTGTGCTGGCTTAACTGCTTAGTTTGTTTTTGATGTGGGAGCCATGGACACGGACAGAAATTTGTCCGTTATAATAATCATCTGATTCTAAGACTTGGTGTCGGAATTGTTCTCTTGCTTCGATATATGAACATTCTGCTTTTGATTTACAGTAATAAAGTATTTCTCTTGTAAAGTTTTCTGGGCCTAGTGTTTGTATGTCTTTTTTAAGTTCGTCGTTTGAGCCATAATATTCTTGCCAATCGCTATCTATTTTACTTCTAATCTTCTTTCGTTTTTTATTGCCGTTTTTAAGTTTTACGGTTTTTACTGTAGTTTTTGAAAATTTGGCTAATTTTTTTCCTATGTACTTGCGTCCAGACACATTATTTGTAATTAAATACACGAATCCTACACAATTTTCAGGAAGCACTTCCACAAGAGTGGATTCAAATAGCCATGACATACAGCATTAATTATGCCTTGTAGTCTAGATTACAATAAAATGTTATTTCTTCTATACATGTATTTGGATCCAAAGACCGTGCATACTTGATAAAATTAGATACATCTTTAAGATTTACACCATTACCAGTCCAATTTTCTCTACTACGGCTTAATTCAGTATCTAGGCGATCTAGTGTAACTAGTGTAGTCTTAAAAGGCACCGCATTTGACTTAAACGCTGCTGTACCTTGACGGCTAGCATGCTCTAATGCTGCTTTTGCTACACGATAAGTTTCAAACCTAGGCTCGGGCGCAACAACGGTTTTATTACCTACGCTGCCAATATTGACAATCCATCCTGTTTTATTAGCTGCTCGCCAAGCATCATACACAGCAAAATAAACTTGTGACTGAGCAAAATTAGCCCACGCTTCTTGCGGCGGACCATCAAATGCATTGTTAACAAACACATCGTAATCCAAGCTCATTGCAGCAATAGCAGCAACATCACATGTAATATCAATGTTGTCTGCACGACTAACACTTGTACCACCAAACTCTTCAACTAGGTGTTTGCCTAGTCCGCGGTTACCACCAGTTACTAATACTTTCATCTAATGGATCCTCCTTGATCCCATACCTTTGTAAATTTTTCTCCGCAAGTCATGGCACATTCCATAATTTTGTTTGGTCCAGACCAGCGTTCAACAAGCTCGGTCCAAAAATTAGATTTAAAAATATCTTCTAAACTTGTTTGATTTATGTTTAGATTTTTATAAGGTCCTACTAATTCTTGTACTTGATTGCCGCCAGGAATAAAACTTGCTACATTAGCACCGGGCATACAATCATCGTAAAATCTAGCATCGTATAAATTATGTTCAAAAAAATTACACGGCAAAACTAACCCTTCTGCGGTAATAACAACTTTGTTTCCTAGTAATGCATCGCACTTGACGGGTGTGTGTACTAGATAATTTTTAAAACTACCGTGCATTTTTTTAATAACTTCAATTTTTTGCACACTGGGATTTTGCCATTCATTGCTTACAGGTTCTTCTAGCACATACTCTACATTTCTATTTTTATCAAGTACAGGCCAATTGGGATATGCACATTCGTTAGTGTGATTGTAAAAACGACCTGTCTTCCTAGGTAAAAAATTAAAGAAGCCGTATTCTTTGCTTAACGCTCGAGCTTGCTCAACTTGATGCTCGTTATGTTTAAAAACAATAAAATTCCATTGCGCCCTGCCACCGGCACGAATAAACGCTCGAGCATTACGCATAGCAACAGCATATTTTACATTACGCCTGTAAAGATGTAAAGTATCCTCTAACCCATCAAATCCAAAATCAATCTGCCCATAGCCGTTCATGATAGCGGCAATTTCTGCCCAATACCGTTCATCGTGTACGCCGCCATTGGTATGAATGTATAACCATAAGGTAGGATTTTTGCGTCTAAAGTCTTGTAGTATGTCCAAGAAATCAGGATGCATAACGGGATCACCGTAACTGCCACAAAAAAATATTTGTCGAAGTTTACTACAATGATCAACAGAAAAGGCAGCATCAATGGCATCTCTATCTAAATGCACTAAAGGCATATAGGGATTAATTGGACCACCTTGTATGTTCCTAGGACATTGAGGACAGGCAGCATTACAATAGGTTGTAATTTCTAGTTGATATTCTTTTATATTCTTAAAATTAAACATTAAAAAATTCTTTAATTTGTGCAAGTATTTCTCTAGTTGTTTGTTGCCCGTCCATTGTGATATTGTTCATGTTAAATAAATTTTGAATCCACTTATCAATTGGACTAGTAAATTCTAATATCAATGTTCCGTTATGACCTAAATATAAACTATCTTGGGGCGGAGAAACGTTGTCCCATGGTGGAAGATATACTATTTGTTGAAATTTGTGTATGTGATGTTTTAAATCAACATCGTTGATATAAATCTTAGATAGTTCAAAATATTTGTCTGGGTCGCTATCCGTTAAATAATTTTTTCCGTAATGCTCAATCTTGAGAGTGTTTATTTGGGCCGGTTTCAGCAGTGCAGTTCCTTCCCAAGTTGAAGAATTTGCTTCAAATCGATCAATAATGACTTCATTTACTTTAATCATTATTAACGGCCAACCGTTGCTATTCCGGGACCGATAATCTAATTTTAGTTTTATATTTTCCAGCATTTATTTTTTCGTAAGCTTCTTTGAGTTTTAATAACTGACTATCCCCGTTCCAAATTTTATAGCCTAAATCCATTAATATTTCTTGCAATTTTATTCTGCGTTTAATACGTTCTTTAAATGTTAATGTGGGATTTGACGGCAAAGTCCAATTGAATCCCACAGCTTCTCGATGAAATTCTTCGTATAATGGGGTACCTTCGTCGATACTTGCTGTACTTCCTAGATTGACACCGTATATAGTGCCATCAAGTGCATATTTTTTATATTCTTTAAATTTTTCTATTCCTAGATTAAAATCATCTTCAGTTTCGGTTGGATATCCTACAATCATTAAAAAATAGCAATTCATATTGTTTTTGTGCATTTGATCTAATGTAAAATCAAGATCAGCATTGCTAAATCCTTTTCTCATATGATCTCTAACAGATTCACTTAAACTTTCAATTCCTAGTGCTACTCCGTTCATTCCAGCATCTGCAGCTAAACGATAATCTTCAGCAGTTAGTGTAGTAGGACTGCGTACAATAAATTGACCACCCCAGTTAAAAAATTTTAAAGGTAGATTATTGTCATTGTAAAATGAAATCAATGTTCTACATAAATCTCTGAAGTTTTTTAGACTTCCGTTTATTAAACTATCAGTGAACCAAAAATTAGTTACGTTGTATTTTTTAAAATGATATATTATTTCTTTGGCCACACTTGTGCCGGATCGATATCTATATTTTTTCCAAGCTACATGTATATCACAAAAACTACATTTTCTTACACAACCTCTACTGCTGGTTATTGGTATTTGTGGAGTATTTGATGTGTAACGATACCCTAAATCAATGACATCGTCGTAATTGGGATACGCAATATTATCAAGATTATCTATTTGAACTGCATTATCATTATTAATACCAGGAGCATTATATT